CTTCTTCTTGTGATTTGTAAGTAATCGGAACACAGATACCTTTAATAAGGTCTAAACGATAACCTGGAGGACACCCTGTATAACCACTCGTAGTCCCTGAGTAAGAAAAACCAGGTGTATGAGCATAAGGATTAAAAGAAGTACCAGAGTATTCTTTTTTATAGTCACTATAGTTCTTGTCTTCATTGTTATTGTTGTTATAGCCTCCTTCATTAAAAGAAGAGACTTGACCCATACGACCATTATCCTCCATTTCTTTTAAAGCTATTTTAGCTTTACTACGTAGTTTTTCAAAGTATGCTACTCCAAAGTATTTAACTACATCAGCAGGAACTACATACTCTCCAGAAGAAAGCTGTGCATCTACATCATCTCTAACGTCTTCTGCATTAGATCCAGCTGGAATTTCATTACCTGAGATAGGATCTACTTCAATACCATCCGTAGCTAATCCACCTTCTTCGTACATTTTGTCCATGCTAACTTTCCCTCCTTGAGAGTATTCCTGTTTTAAGTTCATTCTTGTTTTTGATCTTTGTTTAGCGTATTCTACAGCTGTCTTTTCATCTTCAAAAGAAGGAAGACTTTCCCCTGTTATGTAGTCGATGGAGCCGTACTTTTGAATGTAGGTTTTAATCTGATCGTCAGTATACTGACTACCCTTTTCAGAAACGGTTGGCATTGTGTACCACTTTCCGTCTACTTTAAGAGTTGTAGTCTTTTCAGAAAAAACTTTACCAGACGTTTTGTTTAACCAAATATCACGACCACCTGGGGTTTTCTTACCAGTTTTGACTATCTCAGATTCGCTAGAAGGTTCCACTAGAATGTCTCCGTTTTTTCACCATTGATTTTATCACGGAGCTGCTTAAGGCTACGTAACGCTTTTATTTCACCTTGAAGACGGTACAGTTCTGAGCTTTCATTTCTTTGCTCTAGTTGTTTATGGCAAAACTTAATACGTAAATCTATCTCTTCACAAAAAGAATCCCATAAAGTTTTATTATTTACAAGTTTTTTTATTTGCATTAACCTACTTGTCCTTCAGCAACTTCTGGAGCCACTTCACCTGTGTTGGCTGAAAAACCTTGCTCACCTGGAACAGGTGCTGCGCCAACTCCAATAGCACCGGCTCCTTCACCACCTGTAGGAACATCAGGAGAAGCACTAGGATCTTCTTCAGCTGTAGGAGGAGTAGGGTTTTCTTCTTTAAACTTTTTAAGAATTTCTGCTTGTATAGCTGCCTCTGACATAGAGTTAGCGACTTTATCAGGATCTAAATCCATTGACTCAGCAATTTCCCTAATAACGTAGTCCATCTTAGCAAACGGAGCTAAGGCTGGATTCTGTACAACTTGTAAAAACTGCATGAGACGTTGACTACGTACTTCATTAGCCATTAAAGATGAAGTACCTTGGGCCTTAACTTCTAGATCACCTTTTATTTCTGGATCATAGTCAAATTGCATATTAAAAGAAAAGAATGCTTTACCAAGAGGCCCAAGTAGGTAATCATCTACATTTTTAATAACTGTACGAATAGAACCGTTAGCAGCTGACATAAGCATTGAAATGCCAGAAGCTGTTCGACCAACACCAGAAACACCTGTTTGACCATGTGCAAAGCTAGGAAAACCAGTTGATTCATCAGCTAGTACACGAGCTTTATCAAACATCTGCATATTTTCATTTGATACATTTGGAAACTTAGTACCAAAGATAGCTTGTCCAGGTGCGCCTCCGCTTCGTCTAAACACTTTTCCAGGATAAATATCTAAGTTTTGACCAGGAGTTAAATTGTTTTCATCTACTTCAATAAGAAGATTACCTGATAAAGCAGCATTATCAACTGCCATTCTCATAAAACCATTCATAAGAGTTTGAGTATCTTCCATATTTTCAGCAAGACCTACTCCAAAGAAAGAGTATGGATTTACTTCGTATGGAACTGAGTAATACGGAATTATTTGAGGATTAAATGGATTCATTACTAAACGAATAACTTGATCATTACAAGTCCATACATTAACATTTAGTTGATCTGTTTTTCGTAATTCACGAGGAATATCTACACTATGGCTTTCAAGTATCTCACGGTCAACATAGCCCCAAAACTCTAAAACTTCAAAACGCTCAGATTTAGTTTCTTGGTTATCGTCTTCCATTGCTTGTTCCCACCATTCTTTAGTATAGGACTCCCCATACTTAAGAGCTAGGTCAATAGCATTACTTCTGAAGAAAGGACGACGTTTAAGAGCTCGTAATTGTGATCGAGACATCTTATGACGCTCAATAGCATACTCTGCTTCATCCATATTGTTAGCATCTGGATCAGGATAGAAGTTCCAAATAGAAACAGAGTCACACTGAGGCATGGTTCTAGTTCGTGGCTTATAGTTACCTTTTTCATCCCAGTTAGGATATTCTTTATCAACTGCAAAAGGACCTTTCATAATACCTGTGCCAAACAAAGCGCATTCAAAAGCAGCTGTTCGTAACTTTTTAGAAGCTCCTGATTCTTCTAGTTGATCATGTATTTTCTTTTCCATCTTTTTAGCTGAAATAAGAGCTGGATGTAAAGTAATTTCGGTTGGTGTACGTCCTTCACCTTCTTTTAAGTCAGATATAATAGGCTCTAATTTAGCCTTCATAGCTCCTAAGCGCTCTTGTAAGTCTGGAAAAGTTTCACCTGGAAGAAGTTGCATATCCTTAGAAGTTAGATTAGCTTCTTTAGCTTTTTTTATCTCAGGATTAGATTCAAAATGCACTGACTCTGCGATACCTTCAGGTAAGGTAGTGGGGTCAATAGTAATAGGAAACTTATTATTTCCAAAAAGAACTTCTACTAGTTGACCGTATGCAGCTAAAACTTTAGTCTTAGTAACTTTAACAAAAATACGTGACTTTTCAGTACTTGTAAATGATACTTCAGGATTGTAGATACCCCTATAGTTACGATATGCACTTACCCACCTTTGCTCATCTTGATAACGAGAAGTTTCAGCTTTGCTAAATCTTTCTTTTATAAAGGAAACAACCTCTCCTACAGGCTCATCTAAGGTATCATCCGGAGACATGTCTTCAATATAGGAGGACTCGGACTGTTCCATATTGTTGTCCATTTCAATGTCGTAGTCTTCGAACTTATCCATGTTTATTCCTTAGTAGCCAAAAGTTGGATCAGAAGCTTGAAAGCCTGATCTTTGAGAAGTAGGGTCATAGTCAAACAATGAGCTCCTAGGTCTTGTCATTAGTCCGTACCTTAGAGCATCATAGCCGTGATCAATAGGACTTTTAGTATCTACATCTTCTAAGTTATTTTTATCAAGAGGCAAAGAAGGTAACTCAGTAATAATATTACGACAAGTATTAAAAAACACTATTCTAGGTTCTTCTGTAAACTCATCTAGTTGTAGTCTACGATGTACTTCGTTTTTACCAGCAATACGAGAACCTCTTGACCTATCTGAAGGTCGCCATCGGCATCCTTTTTGTATCATTTGTTCAGCGAGAGATGGACCAGTATCCCCTCTATTGTGCCAAAGAGAACTATCCAAGACACCATAGCGTATACGCTCACCTGCCTCAATATCATTGATCATATCAGCTAGATCTGAAGCAGTAGTCTTATTTACATATAATTCTCTATATATAATAATTTGCTCTGAAGGTGCTACAGCAAACCAAAGAACAGCTGTCATAGACCCATATCCGTAATCACATGCTCTAAACTTGGACCAATTATTTGGTATATCGTAAGGCTCTACAACATGTACTTTAGGATTAAACTCTGAAAATGCTGCACCTTCTGAAATACTCCAATCACCTTCTAAGAGCTGCCTACGTTGTTGCTCAGGCATAGAAAGTAAGTTAGCTTCATACATACCATCTTCAGCAAGGTATGGATTATTGAAAAGGTTAGCTGGAATAAATCTACGATTAAAAAGAGGCTCTCCTGCGCGAGAGTGTCCTTTAGGCCACTTTATTATATCACCGTATTCATCTGTTGCATAAAAAGAAGTATTAGCAGGAGCAGGATCAATAAATGCTTTTTTAACCCAAAAGTGTCCTTTTCCACCTGGGTTTGTTGTAGCTCTCATGTATAGTGGAAGTTTAGATGCACTTGTAGCCCTTAGCCTTGAGCGCATATAGTTCCAAGCAAAAGGACTAGGCCACTGTGTAAGTTCATCTAAACCAATCCAGTTAAAGGCTTGTCCCTGATACCGCATAACATCGTCATCACGGTCCAAGTAAGACATCCAAAGAGTAGCACCACTTGGGGCAATCCATGTCTTGTCTCTTTCCATAAACTTAATACCTGGGATAGCTCTAGGATAAAGCTGTTTAGATACTGATATAAGTTCACGAAGTTCTTCTGTACTACGTCTAACGAGCAAAGCGCGAGACTGAGGGTTGTTAAAGTATCTGACAGGATCAGCAACCATTGCGTAGCTTTTGCCGCCACCGGCTGCTCCACCATAAAGTACTTCTTGTTCATTTGAAGCTAAGAAGTCTGTTTGAGGACCTGGGTTAGGTGCAAAGATAATATCTTGAGCTTTAGCTACATCAATAGGTTCAGGTCTAGCTCTGGCAGGGCTAAGAGAGGCCTTAGGAGTCGGAGTCAAGTTTTCTTGTGTTACACCCACCGAGTCTGTCTTCTTCGAGTTTACGGGCTTTTTCCGAGGCTTCTTTATAGCGCCTTTCATAGTCTCTATAGGTTGCGGACGCTTTACGTCTCTTTTGTTCGATGCTGACACGTTTATTTAGTCCTACATGGGATATATATCTTCCTGACTGTTCTGTAAGCCAACGAGCTACAAGTCTTAAACTGTACTCAGCTAAGTATTTTTTAGCTTGCTCTAACATTTCTAGCTGCTCAGGAATAGGCTGTAGAATATCAGGATCATTCTTGTCTTGCTCATAACCAAAAGGTACATGCCTTCCTACACGTACAATAGGGTACCATTCTCCATCTAGGCCTTTTTTTGGAATCCTCCAAGCCTGTAAGGGAGGTATTGCTTTGAATGAAGGAGCGTCTTTTCTAGGCATTTTATAACATACTAAACCTTAGTTGTCAAGAGTTATCTCTAGTCAGACTTTTTTGCAGGAAGTATAAAGACTGGTTCAACCGACGATACTTCAACTTTTTCTGTTTTAACAAAGCCAGCTCTATCCATTATGTCTTTAGCTGCTGCCATACGTTCTTTAGCACCTAACATGTCCTGATCTCCAAGTACTTTAAACATAGCATAGGCTGCTTTAGTAGAGCTTTGTGCAATAAACTTACGAGTAAGCTCTGCAATCTCATCTACAAGAGAAGCTGTTACAGTTGAAGTAGCTACATTACTTGAATAACCAGCCAATTTTTTAGCTACTAAAGGATCTCCTTCTGCTTCTTCAAAAAGAACATCTAAAAATAGTTTTTGTTTTTCTGTTAATTCACGTTTAGACATGATTAAGAAATCCTTAGTGTACTAGACATCTGTTTTACAGAAATAGTTGCATCTATAGTTCCGCTTGATTTAAAGACTGTTAGCTTATCACCTTGATGCAAAAAGAGTGTAGAGTCAGATAAGGGGCTGTAAGTTGTATTCCCTGCTATGGAGTGTAACCTAGCAATATAATGCCACTCATTAGTCTCTTTATGATAGAACTGTAGGTTTATAGAAGTTGTAGAAGAGTGTCCATTGGTTATTAAAAGTAAAGTTACTTCTGCTTCATGATTGTCTGGGCATGTGTATAAGATATCAGAACTATTATCAGCTGTTGTAGATGACACTGAAATACTTTCTGTAATACCGTAGAAAGAAGAGCTAATCATCTTGTCTATTCCCAGGCTTCATCAATATCAGGAGTTGAAGGATCATCAGACTTAAAATGTCCTTTTTTAGTACGAGCACGTTTTAAGAAGTTACTAACCTTTTTCTTTTTAGATTTAGGTTTCTTTTCTTCTTTAAAAGGTTCACAGACAATCTTAATAAGAGTATCATCACTTGAGTGAAAAGAACCGTAGGGATCCATTTGACCTACAATATCCCCACGGCTATTAGCTATCATATCTGTTGAAATAAAGTACCCAGCTTTATTTAACTCTTTTTCATACTTCTTAAAGTTCATTATCAACGTCCATAGAATTGTCTTTTGTACCCCACCCTTGGCAGGATTTTTCTTGACTACAAACAAAGTTAAACCTAGAACAAGCACCTAGGCCTGACTCTAGGTTTAACGATTTAAGAGTTTGGATACGATTATCAAAGTTACAACAATTACCACAAGTTTTAAGAACTGCTACATCAACGTCTTTATTCCAAGCTTTACCTAGCTCTTGAGAAGAAGCACCGTACATCCAGTATTTTTCTGCACGTTTACGATTTTTAGGGTCTACCTCAGGAGGTTCCCCTACCATTAAACCAATACCCATCATCATGCTGTTTTCTTTCTGTGCTTAGCTGTTTTCTTAGCTACTTTCTTAGGTTGAGCAACGTACTGCTTACCTGCCTTAGTACCTTTTC